GCCGCCGCGAGCCACGATTTTGTCGTACAAAGCCTGCGCTTCTCTAGCTTGGGGAGTCACACTCGGGGTGCGCCCGTAGACAACGCCCGTGATTCCAGTAAGCCCGGGATGGGCAGCAAGATTTTCCAAGTCCGCGACAAGATCACCCATCGTAGTTTCAACCGTGGCGACCGCCTGCTTGGCTTTCGGGAACAGCGCTTCGCGCTTCTGACGTTCTTTTGGCGTCAGGCCCTCCATGAACTGCGGCGGCGTCATGCCAACCGCTTGATCACGCGGTACATACTTCACTTGGCCAGTGGCCGGGTCAACCACAGGAATCGGCGCTGGCGGCTCCCTGGGTTCACGCGGTTGCGGCGGCGGGCGGCTGGCCAATGCGATGCGCGTCTTTTGCGCTTCTTCTTCCGGCGTCAGCAGCTGCGATGAGCGCGGCGTAAGTTCCTTCGGCAGCGTACTCACCAGCGCCTTACCCTGCTCACGAATGCGGGGGTCAGGGCTGAGGATCATCTGCTGCGCCATCTCGCGAGTAATGCCCGCGGGCGCGGCGGCAGCGGGCGGCGCAGCCAGAGCATTGGCGGGGGCAACAGGCGCCGCAGCGCCCGGCAGGCCAAGACGATTGGCTTCAGCCGTGTAGGATTCCTTTTCCTCCAACGCTTGGACCGTCTTGGTCATCATCTGAATGGCGTTGGGGTCGCGGGACTTGATTGCAAACGCCAAGCCCTGACGCGCCGTGGCCATATTGAGCGGCGTGTTGTTCTGCGCAAACAGCGCGCTGACTTTCCCCAAATACTCATCGGCCTCGGCTTGCCTTACGGCAGCAGCGCGGCGGGCTCTCGCCTGCTCCTCGCGGTCAGCGGCCATCGCTTGACGTTCGCCGCGCTGCGCCAGCATGTTCTCGCGCTGCGCCAGCATGTTCTCGCGCTGCATCGCCATCTGTTCGACTTGCGCCTGACGCAGCATGTTGCGCTCCTGCTGCGCCTGCGCGGCCTGCTGGCCGGCTGCGAACTGCTGGCCGAACGAAGGAACTTGCGAGAGGATGCCGAAGTTGAGTGCCATGTCCGTTCCTTACGGGCGAGGATAACCGAGGTACTGGCCGCCCAAGTAGCCTAGATCGCCAAACGCCCTGCCATACGCCGCGCCTTGCGCCAGCAGCGCGTTGCCTGCGGTTTGCCCCTGCTGCATGGCGAGGTTGCTCAAATTGGTCGCGGTGTTGGCCATCAGGTTACCGGCTTGGCTGCCGTAATTCTGACCCGCAGCCGTCAACTGCTGCGCCGTCGTGCCGCCGATGCCGGCCAGCCCAGCCAGACGGTTGTACTGATCGGCCTCGCGTTGGCGCAGCGCGTTGTAGCCGGTCAGCGCCCGGCCATACATATCGCTCTCACGCGAACGCAGCGCGTTGTAGCCGGTCAGCGCCCGGCCATACTGCTCCTGCTCCCGCTGCCGACCGATGTCGTAGCCGGTCAGCCCGCGCCCGTACTCCTGCGCCTCGCGTTGGCGGGCGATGTCAAAAGCGGTCAGCCCCCGCCCGTACTGCTCTTGCTCGCGCTGACGCGCTGCGCCGTATTCATTGAAGGCCCGACCGTAAGCGTTGCCGAACTCCTGAGACGCCATCTCTTGGCCAAAACGAGTCAGCGCCTTGCCAGTACCGCCGCTCAGCAGACCGCCACGCGCAGCAGCGCTGCGCTCCAGCGCCTTCAGGCCCTCGCTCAAACGGAACCCGTAGCCAGGATCGGCTTGGAAATTCTCAGCGGTGAACTTGAACGCTTCTGGCGGCTGCCCACCGTACTCAAATGTCGGCTGCTGGCCGGTGTACTGGAACGCTGCCGGCTGCTGGCCGGTGTACGAAAACTGAGGAATCTCGCCGCCATACTGGAACGCTTCCGGCATGGCGTTGGTGCGCTGCTGCATCTGCGCAAGCGCGTTGGTGCCGGCTTGGTAATACGGCTGCTGACGAGCAACCGCCTCGTCATACATCCGCGCCTGCAGCGCCAGCGCCTCACGCTGCGCGTCGCGCTGCATTTCCGCCGCCCGCGTAGACGCCGCAGCGGTTACTTCCGCTGCCTCTTTGGCGGACTGCCCTTGCGTGTAACCGCTGATCAACGAGCCGATGGCTGGCAACAAGTACGCGAACGGGTCGGTAGTTGCACCGCCGGGAGGCGTAACGCCGGGCGGCGTGCCGGTGGGGGTTGTTGCAACAGCGGGTGTGCCGCCGGGTGGCGTACCGCCGGGAGGCGTACCGCCGGGAGGCGTACCGCCGGGAGGCGTACCGCCGGGAGGCGTACCGCCGGGAGGCACAATTTGCGTTGCGGCAAGATCAGCCGCAGCTAATGCGTCTGCGGCGGTTCCGCCAGCAGCCATAACTGCGTCATACGCGGCGGTCTGCGCGCCAGTCATACCGAAATCAGCAGCCGACATGCCTGCAAAGCCAGCAGACGGCGTGATGCCCGACGCGGCAGCAGCAGCGTTGTACCCGTAGCCTGGCGTGCCAATGGCGGCTTCCAGCGCAGCGGGCGTCAGGTTCGTAGCACCAGCGCCAGCACCAGCCCCGGCAGCAGCACCCGGGCCAAAAATGCTGGCTTGCCCCAACCCTGCGCCTAAAGCATTGACACCTAGAGCGGCCAACGCCAGCGGCGCCACATCCTTACCAATGCTGCCGGCGTGGCTTACCAAACCACCAAAGAATCCGCGATCTTTTTCCCCTTCGTACGTACCAATTACTTGCCCCGTTGTCGGGTCAAGCGTCTCATAGGTGTTCTGACCGGGGGTGTGGCGCTGGATGTAGGCCAAATACCCACCTTCCATGACGCCGCCTTCGCCCGCAGTTTGACCCTCAAACACAGGTGAATACGTTATGCCATTGATGATCTGCGAGCCTTTAGACCAGTCAACAGACCGAAGATCGATTGCCATGTTTTACCTCACCCGATGCGCCAGTTGGTGCCGTCGCTGTACACAGGAACGCCGTTCGCCCCACCGGCAGCCACAATCGACGCGAACGTCGTGGCGTTAGCGTCCGTCACAAAGGCCCGCGCCCCAGCGCCTGCGGTGGCCGCAGCCGGAAGTGTAGCCACCGTCAGCGTGCCGTGATTGAAATACTTGACGCTGAACGTGAGCGTCAGGCCAGGGATGCGAAACGACGTGACGCTGCTATTGCCGATTGTCACCTCGTTGCTGACCGTGGCCGACGAGACGTCAGCGTCGTGGCCGATCATCGTGTTGTTGGACCCCGTGGTCAGCGCGTTGCCCGCCAAGTAGCCGATGGCCGTGTTGTTGGCTCCCGTGGCCAGCAGCAGCGCGTCGCTACCGAGCGCGGTGTTGCCAGCACCTGTCAACGCCGCGTTCAGCGCCCGGTAGCCAACCGCCGTGTTGTAGTTGGCCGTGGTGGCAGTCGTCAGCGCGCTGTAACCCACAGCCGTGTTGTAGTCGCCGCCCGTGTTGGCGTCCAACGCCGAAGCGCCGACCGCCGTGTTCTGGATGCCGTCCGTGTTGGCCGTCAGCGCGTCGTAGCCGGTCGCGGTGTTGTTGGTGCCGGTCGTGTTGGAGTCCAGCGCCGTGTTGCCGACCGCCACGTTGGTGGCGATCTGGTTGCCGCCTTGGCCGACCGTGACGCCGACCTCTTTGGTCAACTCATACGAAGCGTAGATGTTGTCGTCCGTCTTGATTAGCACGCCCGTAGACGTCTGCAGCACGAACTTGTACGACGCACCTGCCGTCAGCCAAATCTGCGCTGGCGTGCGGCCAGCGCTGTCCAGCACGATAGGGTTGGTGTTGTTGGTAACCGCAGACGAACTGGTGTACGTCGACACGGGCGTGGTGGTGCCAGCGCCGTAGGTGTATATCAGCCCGCCGTTGAGCGGCACACCGTTGTTGTCGAAAAACTGAGCGCCTGCGCCCGCGTACAAGGAAAGGCTGACCGCCATAGTGTCCTCTTACTGTTGAACCTGAGTGACTGCCACCCACACAGAAGCAGCGGAAGGTGCGTAACCCGTAGCCGCCACTGCCGACAGCGAGAGTGCAGTATTGTCAACCGCCCACATCAACTGAATGTAATCGTTTGCCGCCAATGAAACGACTTCGGACGTTGATATTGTGGCGTACCCGTTGTTGGAGTCAACTGACACGATAGCGGCGCTGTGGTCCAAGTCGGTTGCGCCGTTTAACCGATACCAAAACCGCGCGTTTTTCAAGGACGAACTGGTAGACGACAACTGATACCGGGCCGAGAACTGGTACAGGCCCGACTGCGGGACTTGAAGCCGGTCAGTCGGTGAGCCGGTCAGAGTCACCCCGCCAGCCACCTCAGTGTTGGTCAGCGCGATTGGGTACGCCGTGTCGATCGCCGCGGCGCTCAGGTTGGTGGTGCGGGTGAACTCGCCGTAGTACGACTCCTGCTCAATCGTTGGCCGCACAAAGATGACGCCTGTTGTGGCGCTCTTAATCAGCACTGCGGCCAGCGGGATCACGTTGTTCGGCGCGGTAGGCTTGACGTTGGTGAACGCCCCGGCCACTGTCGGGCTGGCGTACAGAATGTCCCCGACGTTGAACGCGCTGGTGTCGATGCCGCTGACCTCGCCCCACACGCAGCACAGCCCCGTCGATCCGCTGTCAGGTATCTGCTCGGCCAGCACTCCAAGAATGAACAGCGTGGGCGTGCTGCCGTTGGCGAGGTAGGGTGTAACTGACAGCACGTTGTTGCTGCCCACGCCCGCAAAACCCACCGCCGTGCCTTTGGCCATCGTAAACCCGGTGGAGTTTTGCACGATGGTGTATTGACGCAGCGCAGAATTCTCAACTGAAGATTCCAGCAACTGAAAGAAGCGGAACCAGGCGCGGGTGGTCAGCGCCCCAGCATCTACCAGCGGGTCACGCGAAGCCGGCACGCGGGGGGCCAGTTGCATGTCACGCCCTCGTCGGAGACATCAACACTTCGGCCCCCATGATGGCGATCTTCACGGGGTCTGTGCCGCTGATTTCGTACACGCGGTCGCGCAACTTGAGCGTCATGCCAAGGCGCCGCCAGAACACGCGGTGGTAATACTCGCCGATCTTGCCCATGCGGGACCAGTGCTCGTTAGACCAGGTGTGACCGCCATCGTCGCTCCAGCGCAGCATGACCTTGGGATCAGCCCCCAGCACCGTGCCGGCGCTGGTAGACGCGATGTAGTCGCCGTTTTCCAACAGCAAATAGTCGCCATCTTCAAGCAGCAGCAGGAACGTCTCAGAGTCCAACACGCCGACCCCCGCCTCACAGTCAAGCTGCAGCGTGTGATGCGCCGTACGACGCAGGTCGTTCTGGCCGGTCGGCAACGCCCGCCACGACCGCAGCCAACGCTGGATCGCATTGTTGTCGCTGTAGATCTCGGGGTCAAAAGCGTACACAAGGCCGTTGAGCCAATCGCCGACCAAGATCTCGTTGTTGAAGTTGGCTTGGCAGTTGCTGCGGTGCCGCACAAACTTCACGCCGTCCCACCCCGCACGCTCATGCCACGCGCCAGTCGTGGCGTCATAGCACCACGTTGCGTTGGCGGTAGGGAACGTGAGGATGTAGAACAGGTGGCCGTCTTGCTGGTACGAGTACCCGATGGCGTCGTTGATGACGTCGTACTGCTGGATTTGCCACTCAACGGCGTGCGTGCTGATGCGCTGGGCGTTGTAGCCGTTGTTGCGGTAGATGATGCCGTTGCCGCGAATATCGGACCCCAGCCAAAACACCGAGTTGTCCAGCTTGGCCACGCTGTACGGCGCCGCGCAACCAACTTCCATGAACGCGCCCGCGATGCGAGCGAGCGGAAAGTCAGCCAGGCCAGCGTTGTACCAGACCTCCACCGTGCTGGTGCCAAATAGCCACACCTCGCGGTGATTGACGTTCAGCGCCACCACATCGTCCGGGTTGCCCTCGGCGCTGGCAAAGTCCAAGGGGTCGATTTGCGTGCCGTCGTTGAGCGACGTCACCCAGAACCGTTGGCTGTTGGGCTGGTTGAAGACAAAATAGCCGTCGAGGTAGCCAACAGTCACGGCGCCGGGAAAGTCAGGGTCCGTGATCTGCTCAAAGACGCCGGTGCTGGCGTTGTAAATGAACGCGCTGGGGTTGCAGGCAATGAACAACTGCTCGCCGTTGTCCACCATGCTGACCGGCCCGCTGCCGTCGATGTAGCCTAAAAACGACGTGTTGTAGTTGCCGTCGGCCCGGTACAACTCTCCGCCAGACGCAACATACAAGTAGTCGCCAAACTTCCACAGCCCGCGTATCGGCCCTTGGCCGACTGGAAACACCTGCCGCAAGCCAGCGCACCGCTGCAGGAATGCCGGTTCCTTGCCGCCTTCCAGCACAACTTCCGGAAACAGGTTCACCATGCGGCTGTCCGCAGCATTGACGCTGCGGGCCACATAGCTGGAGCCGAGGATCGGCGTTTTCATCAGTAGTTGCCGGCGTACACGTTGAACCGCTGGCGAGTAGCCACCAGCGAGTACGGCAGGCTCATGATGTCGTCCGGGTTGTTGATGCGCTTCAGGTTGCGCTTGGACGTCATGGCGATGCGTTGCACTTGCGGGCTGGGCTCGACGCCAAACTCAGGCGCGATCTCCATCGCCAAGTTGTAGACAAACGCTCGCAGGTAGCCTGGCGGGAACGACAGCACCGTAGACAGTGTGGCTGGCTGCGACAACTCCTCCACCGATATGAAATGCCACTCCAGCAGCCGCGTGGGCACCGGGTAGATGTACATCTCGATGTCGGGGTACGTCATGTTGACCCACAGCACCTGCGGGTACGTTGACGTAACCGTCTTGACCGCAATGCCGTTGTATTGCTGCTGGTTGATCAGCTTGATGCCGAAACTGACGTTCGTGCTGGGGTCGCGGAAGTACGTCGCGTCGTCCAGCAGGATGGGCCGGTTGCCCACAAAGTCGCCCGTAGGCCCCAGCGTGCGGCTGATTGTGCTGGTAGGCCAACTGAAAACTTGATCCTGCGTCGAGAACACCGACAGCCGTTCGGTGTTCCACGATTCAATCATTTGGTTCAGCGCCGTCAGCGAATCCTGCATGACGGCAGCAGAAGACGTTTCGCCCTCTGCCAAGACGCCCAGCAGACGCAGGGCGCGGTTGATCTGGTCACCCGCGGTGGTGGACATGCTCGGGCTCCTTGCGACGGCGGCGGCCCAGCGTGTTCACGGGCGGCGCGGTGTCGGGTTCATCCTCGGTGCCGGGAGTATACCGCTCCCATCCGCTACGCTCATCGTAAACCGCTTCCATTTCCAGCGTGGCGATCTTGGCGCCATGAATGGGGTGACGCAGATAGATGTTGGGCATAGAGAAGACGGGGGCCGAAGCCCCCGTTTTGCTTACGAGGTCATGATGACCCAGTTAGTGCCGTCGCACACCAGCATGGCGTTGGCGCCCGCCGTCCCCGCGAGGATCGCGGTGCCGGGAGTAGCCGAGCTAATCGGCAGCACGTTGGACGACGCAGACACGACGGTCTGGGCAGCAATCGTCTTGATCCACACCACGCGGCCAGTGTTGGCCGACGCAGTGGGGAACGTGACGGTGATGCTGCCCGCGCCGTTGCAGACGACGAAGTTTTCCGTGTCAGCCAGAGAGAACGAAGCCGCCTTGGTGACGGGCGCGTTCAGATCCAGTTGCGTGCCGTTCAGAACACCCGTGACCGCGACCGAAGCGCCAGTGATGGCGCCCGTGACGGTCACGCTCTCGAACAGCGGGTCGGCGTAGGCAACGCCGATTGCTTTGGTATCAGGCATGATGCCTCCTTATCAGGCCACGCGATACAGCGTCCAAGCACCCGCGGCGCTCTTGCGAGCAACCATGCTTGCGCCGGTCGTGACGGGGATCGTCATGGTCAGCGAACCCGAGACAGTCCAGCCGGTGCCCGCGGCGATGATCGCGGTAGCGGAAGACGTGCCGAGGTTGACCACACGGAAGGTGAACGTGGTGCCAATCCGGTCAGAATTGATCAGCACGTTTTCCAGCTCCGTGACCGTGGGCAGCGTGTAGGTCTGGGCCGCGGCGGTGACACCGCTGTTGGCCAAGATCAGACCGTTCAGCACTTGCGCGGGGGTCAGGGTTGCAGTAGCGGTAACCGCCACCGGATCTGCGGTCAGGTCAATGAACGGGTCGTTGACGTTGCCGTCGCCAAGCTGGTAGCCACCAGCGCCATTTGGGAGAGCCATGATGAATTCCTTTCAGATGAAGTTCAGAACGGGGGCCTTAGCCCCCGTTTCGGTTTAGCCCCAGAGACGGCAAGCCATCTGCGGACGGATCACGCCGTAGCCGTACAGCACGTCGATCCGGCAGGGCATCCGGTCGTTGTTGATGTCGTACTGACGCACGACACGCAGGCTGATGCCGTTGTGGTTGGCGCGGCTGGCCATGTCCACGCCTTGCGGCAGAAGCAGGTCGGCGGTGGCAAACGTGATGGCGTCCTTGTGGTAGACCAAGTTCTGCGGGTACTGCGTGGACGCAGCGCCGATGAACGTGACCGTTTGGCTGTTGGCCGGCAGAGAGCTGACGGTGGCCAGCGCCTGGTTGGCCGAGTACATCGGAGCAACCGTGACCGTTGCCGCGCCACCCGATGCAGTCACGCTTGCGAGCGCAACAAACTGGAACAGCGAGCCAGTGGACTCACGGGTCTGCGGGTTCACCGCAAAGCAGCCCGCCACGGTGAACACGTCGCCAGCAAGAACGGTGTTGGTGCTGCCCAAGCCGGTGAGCGAGATCGAAGTCGCGCCTTCGGTCGTCACTGCAGCCGCCGTCGTGCCGTTGGTGCGCGAGCCAGTCGTGAACTGCTTGATGGACTGGCTCATGTTGACTTCTTCGAAGCCCAGCACGCCAGTGCCCATCATGCCGTTCTTGAACTGCTTGCTGATGGTGTCGGTGGGGTTGAAGAGGCCCTTCATCCCCTCCACCAGGCCAGCGTTCGCAGCGGGGTTTACCGTTGCGTACCGCGGCGACATCACCGCGGCGTTCTCGTTCAGCTTCTGCTGGGCCTGCAGCAGAACCAGCGAGGTGGCCGGCGTGGTGCCGGGCGTGCCGACAGAGTTGCCGATCTTGTTAAACGCGTTGGCCACGTCAGCGTCAATGCTGGCGGCAAGCTGGCTGATACGAGGCTTCAGCACACGATCCGCGAAGTCGTCCAACTGCATCGTCAGTTCGGCGGACGTGAAGTTCACGCCGATGTGCTTCTGCGAGGAGACGGTCAGAGTCGTGAACTGCTCGTTGTCGTCCTGCACTTGCAGGGCGGCGCCGTCAGTCACCAAAGCGCGGTCCGGCAGGCGGATGCGCAGCGTGGAGCCGATCTTGGCCCCTTCGACAGCGAAGCTGTCGTCGTACTGGCGGTTCACGTTGCGCGTGAGCACCAGGTTGTTTTCCAAGATCTCCAGGGCCTTCCTGGTGATCATGTCAATGGTCAGAATACTATTGGCCACGGTGAATTCCTTTCAAGTCTTAGCGGGATGCCTGCGCTTGCAACCTACGCATCTGCCGGGCGCGTTCAGCTTCAATCCACTCCGACGTGCTCATGCTCTTGATGGAGCGCGGGTCAGTCGTGTCGTAAGACGGGTTGTTGCTGCTTCGGGCCGTGACAGGTGTGATCGGTGCTG